CCTTTAATGTGATTGTGAATTTATCGCTAGCTAATAACTTGTCAACGTTATATTCCCAAGTGGCATTCCACTCAATGGAGTCCATTAGTGCGGATTTAAGCTTTTCTTCGTCTGTCTGGATTGGTTTGCAAAATGATTTATCAATAGTTGATAGGTACAGTTTATTATGGCGCGTCATATCTATCGGTCGACCAATAACAATGCCAGCATGAATCCCAACAAACATACAATCAATTCCGCCGCCGCTAGTGTACGCCATGCCAATATCAAGGTTCTCTTTGCCGTCCCATGAGCGATAATGAGCTTTCTCAACAGGTAATTCCTGCGTTAATGCTGGGGTCCCTGCGATATCGTGCCGCTCATCTTCTGCGTTTTCGTAATCACGATAAGCCGAGTCAATATGGCGCATCCAGTATTTGGCACCACCATAGTTTTGGTCTCGATATTCTTGTGAAAAACCATCACAGGCATAAATTAATTTTTTAAGCGCTTCGTCGCGTGTCAACTCTTCAGTGGCAACACCAACCTTTTCCGAGCCTACAGGCAAGTCACCATCAGCATCAATGTGAACGCCTTGTTCTAGTTGCCCTGCTTGCCATTGTTTTAGCATGGCGTCTTTGTTGGGTTTCCATTCAGTAATAGGGTTAATGCCAGGAATGTCTATAGCCCAGTCCAAGTCAAGATCACCAGATGTCCATCGCCCATCTTCTTGAAGGACTAAGCTTGGAAAACCAGGCCGCTTACCTGTGTTTGGGCGGTCTGCGAATGATACGACGAAAAGGTTAGAACTATCAAACCCCGCAATGACATCTGCGCCACTTAAAATGTAGGTATCATTAGATTTGCTGTTATAAACAGTGTCGCCCATTACGGGCGGTGTAATCTTTCGTGAAAAATCGATTGGTATTAATTTATCTGTGTTCATTTTTGTTACCTTTTGTTTTATTTTAATTAGCTAGAATTACATAAACTATCACTACGCCAATTAATATGGCTAGCGGATGAATTCCACCGATTGATGAGTCAGAGGTGCTAAATGAATGAGGGCTGCTATGTCGCTTTGCTCTGTTCTTGATGTGCTTTTGCTTGTGTCGAGGCATTCTTTTAGAGTTGATCATTATTTAATTCCCCTATTCCTTTTGGTTTTACGATGATACACATCGCCGTCGTGCCAAATGCAGCCCATTTTGATGTAGCGATATACTTGCGTTCTGGATGTGCCAAGGAATTTGGCAAACGCTCGCTTGCTGCCGTTGTGGTTTTCTTTTATGTGTTGCTCTAAATCCATACTGCCACCTTAGAGATAAAATAAGTTAATGCGCCTATTGCAATGACGACATATTCAGCAATGTAAAAATAACGCTCTGCCTTGTTGTTATCGTCCATTCTGGTCATGATTCGGTGTCCTTTTCTTAATTGTTTCGCTTCGATATAACTACCTTATATTACATTTATGATACATGCAACGCTTTTGTTAATTAATTTATTAAGGACAGCAAAAAGCCGCACTTATGGCGGCTTTTTGTAATACTGTATGGCTTTCGGCCCGGGTGTTATTTATAGGTGTTTGAGTTTTGCCAACCAACTTCAACGTGCTTAATAGGCAATGATTTGGCAACGCTGCTCTGCGCTGAAAGCTCTTTGCTATTATCGTTGATAGATAAATCCAAACTTCGGATTTGAGCCAGTGTGACCGCCGTAAAGATCGTTTTGTTTTCGCTCTCCAAAGTCCAGCTGTTTTCTTCGGTAAACTCAAAGTGGCTATCAATAAACACTTTTGAGCTTACAGTTAAAACACCATCGCTTTGAATCATAGTTGCATTTACTGATAACGATAACGTCAAGCCAGCAATTGCAAGAGCTAAGAATCTAAGCTTTTTCAATTTAAATCTCCTATTAAGTTAATTGGGATATCCTTTACTTGAATTATTATCATAGCTTTATTTAAAATAAAAAACCAGCCGTTAAGCTGGTTAGTTATTTATATCAACTCTATTTATCAACAGTCTCGATATAAACTTGCGAGTTACGCTCTCGATCACCTCCCTCTAGTTTAGGAGTATCTACCTCGTCGGGGGTATTCTTTACACGCCTGTGAATCCGTTATTAATAACGCCCATGCCTTCTTTGTGCGGGTGCCATGAGTTTTCATCCCAAACGCCCACTTTAATTGCTGTGGTTACTTTCATAATTTGGCCTCTTTCTTTTGTTTGTGCCTATCGACTGCTTTGTAAAAAATAGTCTGTGTTCGCTCTAATATCAAGACAACGCCAGCGATCATTGATATCGCTAATCCGTAATCAGTCATAACCCAAGTTGAAATATCCATTGTAGTGACGGGTATAACCTCTGCTGCCTGAGCTGTCGCGAGGGTTGTTGTTGTCGCTATCGAACCAAGCAACATCTTATTCATTAATGATTTAGTCATCTCGCCTAGTTCCTCCCTGATTATTTCGACTATTGCTTGTGCTGGCATTCTTTATCCTGCTTATTAGTTTGCCAGCTATCATCGTCACTACAAATATAAATATTATTAAACACACTAGGCCAACATAAATCATCGAATTTGCTCAATAGCTTTTGTCGAGTAAACGCTGTTAGGAATAAAAGCGCCGTTATTACGATGTTAATATATCTGTATGATAACTCAAAGTAATCAAATGCCGTAGAGTCTTTTGCTATGAGTCCCGTTTCTCTCATATATACTATTACACAAAAAGCCCCGCCGACTATCATAGCAGCCCTTAATAAAAGGCTCATCCATCTTGCTTTGATATAGTTGATTTTACTAAATGATATGTATGAGATAAATAACAGCTCAACCAGGATGTAAGTTGATAGCGCTTGCCAAGCATCAAACTCATAAGAAGCATCGACAGCAAATAGCGCGCCTAAATATGCTATTGCTGTGATTGGGGCTGTTAAGTGTATTTTACTCATTTCTTAAACCTTCCAGACTTATCGCGCTTAACATTGGACTCGGAAAACGAGGTTTTCTTGCTTTTGTTGTTTTGGAATACTGGTGCGCGCTTTGGTTTGAATATGCTACCCATTGTTAACTCAATTGATTATGAATTAACCCATAATAGCACATATCGCCAAGGCCACACAAAAAGCAAGAGCCACCAACACGGCCATGTTTGATTTATGGCAGTATGGCTCTTGCTTTATGCGTGGTGGTAACATGATAACCTCCTTATTGTTTCCGCATGTCTTTGTTTGCGCTACTTCGAGTTGACCCGTTCCAGTATGCCATCGAGCCTAACCAGGCAGTTATAAACGCTCCGAACAGAGTGTCTATTAATCTAATATTACCCTCTGGTATTATTACAAAAAGTAACGCCGCACCAAATGCAACCACTGACATGCTAAGGAAGCTACATATTAACGCTGGCATCATTGAGTGCTTGTTATGTTCTCTTGCGTGCTGCACGTCTCCCAGCTCTGTGACGGTTAACTCATTAGCCAACTCAGCCATGCGTATCTTAAACGAGTTATTAGATTGCTTGACCTTAAGCATAACTTCTGGACTGGCTGACTTTATAACATCGGCCATTTGCGTTTCGCTGGTCACTTCTTTACCTGTGGCATCGGCCACGGCCTTAAGTGCTAGCTGTGGCAATGTTGCGCCACCAGATAACACAGCCATTGCAATATCGGGCGCATAGTCTTTTAGTTTATCTAACCAGCTCATGAGAAAATCCCCAGATCCATTTGAACGCTCAAATCAAGTGCACGTTTTGGAACTTGACGGGCCCACTTGCTATCCATCATTTCGATTGCTGCGTCTGAATAGTCGCCGGTGCCTATCATGGCCAAAGTTTTCTTGAATTTCATTAAGCCATTAATGCCAATATTGAAAGCCATGTTAATAAGCACGGCTTGGCGAACATGATCAAGAGCATTCCAAAACTCAAGTTTATCCTTTAACTGGTTTTCTACTTCCGCCAAATCATGAGATAAAAGAAGTTCAGCTTCATATTTTGTAATGCCGCGATCTTCAAGGTTTCGACCGTAGCCAATGGTTAGCTTTCCAGCAGTACAAACATATGGCTTTAAGCGTAAACCTTCGTGATACTTTATTTGCTCGAGTAATTTACTCATCATGATAATCTCCAAATTTTTTAACTAAACATAAAACTAAAACAGCGCCAACACCCAGCATAGACACTGCGCCAACGGTTAAGGTTAGCGCGTAACATACTATCTCAAAGGTTGTCATCATAATCTTTGGCCGCTTCAGGTTCCGTTTGATCATAATGCATAGGCGTTGTTCCTGAGGCCTTTGCGTGAATATCTACTAACGAGTTTAATATAACCAAGCTTTCATTGTCAGTTAAATAACGGCCTGAATCTTCAATTTGAGCTATCAGGTCGGCTAATTTTACTATGTTCCACTCTTTATTTGTCATGTTAGTTCCTTTGTTGTTTTACTACTGGCAAAGCCGCAATTAAGCGGCTTCGGAGGTTTATCTCTAAGGGCTTTCCCCCTGCGTTTGCATAACGTTATCCTCTGGTTGTTTAATATTTCATATCCTGGCATCCACAAAGCCCGAATTAACGGGCTGGTTTTGTTAGTCTTGCTCGGCTCCTGGCTCAAGTGGTAGCCAACAATTAAATGGTTGAATCGCGTCTTTTTGCATTGCTATGATTATGTGTTGCATGGTTTTCTCCGTTTTATATCAGTTAAGTGATTTGTTAAATTTGGCCCAATCCAGCTCTTTGACCGCCTCAATCTTGCTGGCGATAACATTTAATTTTGTTATCGACCGGTTTAAATTGGACTGAGCAACCCCGTTAATCTTTGCGCTTTGGCTAATCGTGAAGCCCTTGGTTAAGTGATCGATGATTGCTTGGTGCATATCCTCACTATCCATTTTTGTGAAGGATATTATTATCTCAATGCGCTCCTGAGGCTCGCTTCCTTGGATTAGGTATTTCACCGTTACTTCTCGGCATCGCAAGGTGATTTAATGCTCAATAGAGATTCAAAGCTGGCAATAATGCCTTTATCCTCACGAATAGAATTCTCCAATCTTTCTATTTGGGATTTGATAGTTACTTCAAACAAGTCAGCATCAATGGCCACTGCTCCGTTAGATGTCCCGCCATTAATATAACAAACCGCCGGTTGAAGGTGTGAGGCTGTAGCGGTTACAGATATAGCTTTCAATTTATCAATTGTTTTTTCAGCAACTTCGATTTTCTTGATTTTATCTTTTATTAGTTTCATATCGCTCTCGCTTGTTGGTTGGCTTACCCATAAGATAAGCCTAATTTGTGGGCTAGGGTATTAGACCTTCGTCTAGTATCGAATGGCTGCGTTGCTAATCTTGCCAGCCGCCAGTGCCTTAACGGCCAAAACAGCGCTATCTGTACTCATGCCGCAAGAAATAAAATCCTTCATAGCTTGGCGGTTAATGGCACCACGATGGTTTTCGTCTGCTTCGCGAGCTGCTTGCTCTCGCTTTTGTTGGTCGGCTATATTTTGTTGGCGTTGAGCTTCGGCTACTTGGGCGTTTTTAGTGGCAATTAACTGATCGTTATAAGCGTAAGCCTCGCTAATGTATCCAATCCACTCGTCCAGCTCTTGACGTTTGCGCGCTTCTTCTGCGGCTGTCGCTGCCTGTCTATCAAAATCAATTTTGGCGTTGATTCCGTAAGCCTCAGTGATATAGGTTAGCCATTCGGCATCCTTGGTGGCTTGCTTTGCTTTAGCTTCTCGATGTTCGGCATCAATTAGATCTTGCTTTGCTTGCTGTATTTTTTCAGCGGCTTCGTCTTCGGCTTTTTTTGTTGCGGCATCTGCTGCGGCTTTAATTTCAGCCTGGCGATCGACTTCCACTTGCTTTGCTCGCAAATCGATTAGCTCGTTATCTCGATAGCCTTCTTCTATGTCTGCATCAAATTTAATTAAGTACGCTGCAACGTCGATAACTTGTTGCTTACCTGCTTTGTCGATTAATTCCCAGGCTGTTAATGGCTCGCGTATTTCTTCAACAAGAGCGTTTAAAAAGTCCTTTGACTTCTTTCGGTTTGCGTCGATAGCCTTTGGGAGGGCCTTATATTCAGCGGCTAACTCTTTACCGTGACTCTCAAGGAATGTTTTCACCTTGGTTACTTTTGTTACGTTAGCTTTAATAGCATTGCGGCCCTTCAAAGTCGAAACATCAGGGACGTGAGCGGTCGCTTCCACTTTGACCTTTTCAAGCGTGTCATCGAGCCGATCGCCCTTAGTAAAGAACGGTACCAGCTCAAGTTTTTCGATTACCAATAGTTCAGTTTTCATTTCATCCACCTGTTAGTTTGTTAGCATTTAATTAAGTTTAAAGTCTTATTGTTGTTTTGTATCTACGACCTTAGTCTTACGCTGGTTTTTTCTTGAGCAACATCTACACCTTGAAGATATACCTATTAACTGGTGCGGATCTATACTAAAGCTCTCCGTGTCGGCAGACTTCCATATCTCGCACTGCGGGCACCGCTTTAGCCTTTCGCCACCTTCAAATTTTATGCTTATAACTCGACGTCCCGGGCCGGTATTGTTTTTGTCCCATATCGGGCTATAGAATGGCTTCGGCTCCGGGCCTAGCCTTGATTTTACTTTTGCCTTGGAAATTGAATTTGTGCCATCGGTTAACTTATGAGACAAATCAACGGGGTTTAGTATGCTATTACATAGCCCGGCTAAACCAACCATTACCACTGCATCCCGAATTCTAAGCCAAGGTTTTTAAGCATTTCGTCCATATCTTCGATAAAATCGTTGTAGCCTGATTCGATTTTTTCCATCATTTCTTCGTCGCGCTCAACAACCACATGATGTAATTTTTTACAATTAACATTGCGGGGATCGAACTTGGCAAAGGCCCAAGAGTGATACCCGGTAACCCACATGGAAAATTGACATTGAACAACTTCTTCTTTTTTGATTGTGCCAGCGGCGGCAAAGGCAATAAAAACGGCGCTAGACCAAGGTGATTTTAATTCAAGTCCTTTTTGTTGTCCGGTAATGAGCCCATCGGGACTACAGCCAGCGCGCATTAATTCATCGCGATAGATAAATGCAACATCTTCAACGCTTTCAAACGTGGCGGCACTGTAAGCCTCCCTCGCGTCATCTTCGTTGTCTTTGCCCCATTGTAAGGGTTTGGCTTTTATTTCTTCTGGCAGTAGCCCGGTGGCGATGGAGGCGACCAATTCATTAAGGTATGTTTGTCGACCTTCGGTTCCTCGCTTCATTAGCAAGTAATAAGCCTTTGAGGCGCTAATACAGCCAGCTCTTGACCGGTGCCAATCCGGCGAGCCCTGCTCAACCTTTGACAAATCAAATCCCAATGTTTCCGAGTGTAATTCCATTTCTTTTTTAAAGTCTCTCATCGTAACGCCTCTATCATATTTTTAATGTGGACAGCTTCATCTTTGAGTTTATTTTCTGCTCTATTTAAAACTTCGATTAGCACGCTGGTTTTTATGGTCTTTTGGTTTTCACATATTTCATCAATTTCAGTTAAGGCATCACATCGGGCTAGCCTGGCGGCGATACCAATTAAACCTCCAATTGGGTTAATTTTATTATTCATGATTTCGCATTCTCCATAACTTCGATTACTTTTACCGATTCATCGGCGGTGATGTCTTCAAGCGCTAAAACTTCACGACCTAATTTTTGCGTTAGCCATGGCAAGTATTTATCCTTTGGCTTATCGGCAAATAAACTAATTAATTTATCACTGTAGTTTTCGGCCGGTGCCGGGGTGATATCTTTTTCGGTTGTCGGATCGAATGCCATATTCATGCCTTGCTCGCACATTTGGACCATTTCAGAGGCGTTAGGAAGGCGGCGACATAACCGGTGCATTACAGCTTTACAGCCCATGCGATCATACCAATCAACCCATGGACCATAGGAACTGGTTTTACTTGCCCCTTTAACCTTGTCAATATCGGCCTTGGTCATTACTTCAATTAATAATTCGCCGTTGGTTAACTTGGCATAAGCAAAGCACAGTAATAATTCACCCCGGTCACCAAATGTAGGAACATATTTATAATGCTCTCCGTTTTCGTCCATCCAATAACTGAACTCGTCATTTTTATAAACTGCCTTGGCCGCCATCGCCGCAACTTGGCCGGACATACGAGCCCGTTTAATAACGCCGTCAATCATTGGCAGGTATTGAGCTTTTTTTGCCCATTGCTTCGGCTGACCCTTGGGTGCAACGTTAACACTAAACGTTACCAATGCAGCCTCTTTGTTATCTGGTACCAGCCCATCTTTAGCGCACATAGTTAACGCCATGATCACCGAGTCTTGATTTGCCTCGCCTAAGTCCTTACTTTGTACCATGGCGATTGATGCGCAACGAACGAATTGATCCATTGTTGTGCCACTTGGCAGCATTGACTGAATGCCAGCGGCAACCAGAGAGTTATTTAATTGATTTTGAATTGTTGCTAAGTCCATGCTCATTTAATAATCCTCCGGTTCGTGTTCGGGCGGCGCTTCAAAGTAATCACAATCTTCATTGTCACAATGTAATTCATCAAGAACCATTGTCATGCCATCGCCGCAATCTGGACAAATTGGATCTTCGGGCTCGTTCCAAGGGAAATCTGGATTATTCCCCTGGCAGTTATCAGGCAAATTTAAGTCTTTCATTATTCATTAACCTCGCTTTCAAGATTTGCCATAACTTCGGCGACAGTGTGAAGCTTGCTTTCTGTTTCTCTGCAAACCTTTGTTAGCTTAGCTATCAATGATTCAACTTCGTTTTGATAGCGGTGAATATCCGCATCGCAAGTTGGCTCATCTATTCTTAGGTGAGACAAAATCTCGCCATCATGAGTGATTGGGTCGTGATTGATTTCGACTAAAGAAACCCAAATTAAATTACCGAAAGATGGGTTTAGCTGAACCGAAACACAAAGGCCGTAAGGTACATTTTTGCTTAATGAGAAGCCAACTAGCTTTTTCATTGCTGTTTTGATTGCCGCGTTCTTTTTGTTGCTCATGTTAGTCACCTTGATTGTTTTTGTTTAAATGTTTTGACGCCTTAAAGCTTACCACCTCAAAACTAATTGTAAACCCTTTTATGTGAAATATTTGCAATGCGTGATAATTGGTGTTAAATTGGCGTTAACTTAAATAGAAAGGTAACAAACATGAAATTAGGAAATGAATTAAAGAAAGCAATGGTAGATAGTGGCATTAATGGCGCTAAACACTTATCAGAGGCGTCTGGCATATCTTATGGTAAGACTATTCGCGCTCTTAATGGTGATAGCAGCTCAAGACTAGTTGATATCGCTCAGTTGGCGCATACGCTTAATTTGGAAATCAAATTCATTACTAAATCGGAGTAGCCATCAATGCCATATAAAAACACTTTCGCCGCTGGTTTTGGTTCTTGTTTGCAGTATTCGCAATTATCGAGGCGTATTCATTCGTTAATATCGAGGCGATGACATGAAGAGGCTATACAAGGTTGGCAACATAGTTAACGTCAAATCGCCCGGGTACGAATGCAGAGCTAAGCCAATTCAAAGAGTCGGCATGATTTATTACACGATCGAAGGTCGCTTTTGCCAGGAAAGCGATGTTACGTTAACTCATGAAGTTTGGGAGCCGGGCATGAACGTAACCGTAAAATCTGACCATGTTGCTGCCGGCCCCCTTTCGCTAGAAGCAAACTACTCAATTTTAAAAATGATGGAGAACTAACATGTCAGATTTCGCAATGAACTTAACCAAGAACAAGAAGTCTCGAATCAGCAAAAAGGAATCTCAAAGCCTGGCTGATAAATCACTAAAACGCATTCACGAAGCTAACAAGTCGATCAAAACAAAGATTGGCTGTGATATGCATAAGCGCAGAGTTAGAGCTGAAAATGCAGCTTTGTTGCGCGATGAACTTAGGGAGGTTTGGGAATAAATCATGCCCAAACCTAAGCGCAAGCACACATTCGGATATTACAATATAGTCTTTGAGCGTTGTGGTGAGAAAAGCACAGCACGTTCAATGACCACCCCTATGCGAATGAATAAAAGGAAATAATAATGGATTGGATAAGCGTTTTAGAAAAAATGCCAGAAAAGAACGAAGATAACGACGGGAAGTATTATTACACATTTTCATACGGAGTGGTCAGGGATGACGAGTGGTTTTCTACATACCCAAGAGAAAGTGATGGATGGGGAAACAAGTGCCAAGGAGGATGCTTTTATCAGCCGAACAGTAGCCCAGAATATGGTGGGGAGTATAAAGCTGATGGCGTGACTCACTGGATGGAAATGCCGCCACAGAAACTACCAGAACCACCAGTCACCACTAAACTATGACCGATAAAGGGGAAGAATGAATAATTTAGTATATTGCTATCGATGCACCAGCTATAAGGATGCTTACTTATTCGAGCCTAACCAGCCGTACCATTGCAGGTGGTGCAAGAACTGTAAATCAACTCCAACAGGCCAGATGCCTAAAGGGCTATAACCACCCAACCAATTGCCCGCTCGTCGGGCTTTTTTATGACCGAAATAAATCAATTGAAGTGTTGCTATATGACTACAATTAGCTATAATACAAATACACATCAAGTAAGGAGTCATCATGAAGGTTCAGAAAGCAAGTAAGCCAGCAAAGAAAGTAACATCAATCCGCCTTAACATTAAATTAGTTGAAAGGCTAACCAAGCTAGCCGAAAAGGACGGGCGCAGCTTTAATAATTTCGTAGAGCGATTTTTAGAGCGAGCATAAAAAGCCCCTGCTCGAACAGGGGCAAACTAAAAGCAACAAGGTGATTATATCATGGAAATACCAAAGTTTTTAATTGAAATGTCTGAGCAGATGAATACTCAAGACAACCGAATCACAGCAGACCCGATATGGCAAGTTCGATGTAAAAGAACAAGAGTTACCGACAGCGGATACAGCGACAGGTTTGAAATAATAGATAACGATGAAGGATCTCGCGTAGCGTGCAGCGAGTTTGGCGGTGAAATAAACGAGCAAATAGTTAGCTATCTAGACTGTGACGCTAACGACTTACCCGTAATATTTGAGTCATGGGTAGATAGTGATAGTGGCAATGAAGAAATGACCGGCGAAGAAAAGATAGAGTATTTCATTGAAAGTTTCGACTGCCACTGGGACTCAATCGATGGGTTTTCCTTGATATGGGTTGAGGAATATGAAGATATCGTAAAAAGCGCCTTTTTAACTGAGTCTGATGCCAACTGGTTTATCAACCGAAAGCAGCACGACTACCCGAAACTATACACTTACGTGGCATCCATGTATCTATGCCCTCAAATGATCGAGCTTCGGGCATGGATTATGTCGTTAACCAAGGGGTCAAATTAATGTCAGCTAAGTGGACCTTTTGGGCATGGGAGCAACCAATAAAAACAGCTCCTAAAAAACTGGCATTACTTCAATTGGCAAATAATGCAGATGATGACGGTAAGAGCTGGTACTCAATCGGTAAGATGGCTATCGCTTGCGGCGTGTCAGATCGGACTTTTCAACGCCAAATACAGGCATTAGAGAGCGATGGCTTACTAGTTGTTGATCGTCGAAGTAATCGCCCTTCAGTTTACGTTTTGAAAGATGAAGTATGCATTAAATTAACTGGGGTGACAGACTGCCGGGGTGACACCGTGACAGGGCGGGGTGACAGACTGACGGAGCAGGGTGACAGGGAGTCACCTCTAGGGGTGACAGAGAGTCACTCGATCTTAACAACTGATCCTGTCATTGATCCTGTCATTAATCCTAACACCCGTTTTTGTGAGTTTTGGGATCTTTACGCCAAAAAAGTTGATTCAAAAAAATGTGAAGCCAAGTTTAAAAAGCTAACCAAGGCTCAAGTTGATCTAATATTCGAAAAGCTACCAGCTTACATTAAATCAAAACCTGACAAGCAGTATCGTAAAAACCCGATCACTTGGCTTAACGGTGAGTGCTGGAATGATGAAATTCAATTATCAACTGGCGCTGGCCGAGACATTAACGAAATCGGCACTGATTTCTCGCAACCAGCAGGCTTTAAAAAAATGAAGTTTAACGAGATAGGGGAGATGATTGGCTATGAGTGATAAATCAACTTACAGGCGGTTGCTGTCACAATCAACCAAGGAAAAGCCCAAGTATAGCTATCAGGATTTGCTAGCGCTACGGCAGCAGGGCGAACGCGACACAACCCAAGCATTCGTACATCAACACGAAGAACACGCCAGCAAATCGATTATAGGGCGCTCTGGTATTCTACCAATGCATCAGCATTGCTCATTAGAAAACTATGTTGTTACTTGCCAAGGTCAGCAGGATGCTTTGAATTACGTTAGCTGGTTTATTAATAACTTTCATTTAAACAACGGAAGGAGTTTTATTTTTGGCGGCACCACCGGAACAGGCAAAAATCATTTGTCAGCGGCAATATGCAACGCGCTAATGGAGCAAGGCAAGCGATGCTTAGTGATTACAGTGTCAGAACTGATGATGCGGCTGAATAGTTGCTACGGTGACAACGCCAAAATGACGGAGGAACAATTTTTCGACGGCATGGTTAAATTAGATTTGTTGGTCATTGATGAGGTTGGCTTGGGCAGAACATCAAACAACGCATCAAACAACGAAAAGCTCGCGATCAATCAAATTGTCGACAAGCGCTTATGCCATTTAAAACCAACTGGAATATTAACCAATCTCGGCCAAGAAGAAATAAATGTTCAATTAGGGATTCGCATCATGGATCGTATGAGAAACGACGGTGGGCAGTGGGTTCAATTTAAATGGCCTAGCCACAGAAATCAGGGTAAATAATTATGAAACGTTTAAGATTTGAATATGATGGCAAGATGCTATCCGCCTACGCTCTGGGTAAAATTTGCGGTATCAGCCAGGGAGTGCTTCTCTATCGGCTTCGCGCTGGGTGGGCCGTTTTTGAGGCTATGAATACACCAATAAGACCTCCCGGCGTCAACTCTGGTCAGTCAAAAGGATCTATTGATAAAGATATATCAAGAAAAGAAAAGGCAGAAAGCAAAAAAATACGTGACGTCGGCATGTTTGCGCAGTGCTCGGCCCGAATAAATTCCAAGTGAGGTTGCTTATGAAACTAATTAGACCAATCATGTATTTTTGCCGCCGTGGTGTTAATGATATTCACTGGATAATTAAGAAGATGCGGGTCATTCCCGAAGATAGGCGGCAGGAAGTGACTAACCAGTATGAAAAGTTACTCAAGTTTAACGATGGGTATCCGGGGCGCGATGCGGCTAATAAATACCTTCAATCAGTTGCCGAGGAGTATCGGCCCGAGCGACCGGAAAGGGTTATTAAGATGAAGGCTAAGTCGTCGATAGCCAGCAAGAAGCCTGAGCAAAAATATAACTCCAAAGATGGTCTTTGGAAAAGGGAAATTAACTAATGTCAAGTGGACCATAGTCGTAGATACAACAACTCAGTTAAGTGATATAAATTAAACTAAATAACAAGTGGAGAGTGAAATGATTAAAATTAGAGCTGGGCAGATTTGGGAATTCAAATCTGGGGCATTAAATTACAATAAAGGCGATAGGCTAAGAATTTGGGATTTATATAACGAGGGTTATTATGATGCAAAGCCTATAAATATTGTGGATCCTTCTGATAGTTATTCGGTAAGTTCTAAATTTCTAAATGAGTGCTTCAATTTTATCCCACAAAACGATTTAGAGTTTCTGGCCGTTAATACTCGCGTATGGACTCACGGCTGCGCTGAGATGCATGGAATAAAAAGACAGCAATGGCAAAACATGCGCTACTACCTTGGCAAAGATAAAAAGCCGCATTATGAGTTTATCAACGGACAATGGAGCGAAACGAAATGAGTGATATTAAAATGAGCGATGTGTTTAACCAGTTAGCAATAGTTGGCGGGAGAGAGATTGATAGTTGGGAATTGCAAGATATTAACGGAGGAATGTACGCTCTATTTTACAACCACCAAGCGTGCATAAGTTCAGCAAAAGCCATCAACGCATACGACGCCAATCAAGAGCGGATTAAGGCGCTTGAAGCGATTGCATTCAAGTTGCAGGAATTCATAGTTGAAACGTACAATCAATACAATACAGACCGAAACTTAGGGATTAAAATTTCGCTAAGAGGCGGCGCGCTAATTACTGAGTCAGAAGCGATATTGGAGAAAACGAAATGATGGAAGAATACGAATCTAGCGACGGGATTGCAGCAAGGGAGTTTAAACGTCTTAGGAATGTCATTAGAACTCAATCAGCTGAAATCTCAGAGCTAAAATCCGAGCTAGAACAGCACGACGATCAGATAACCAGTATCGAAATTGTTAATCAGGATTTGCTGGCGGTGGCTGGTGCGAGAATTAACAAGCTGGTCGATGAGAATAACGAGCTTAAGGCGCAAATATTATCAATAAAACGTCTCGCTGATGGCCTGATGGGTTCAAATTCAGGGATTGATTACAGCGGAAAGATGGACGGACTATTAGATGCTATTGATAAGGTTCCGCCGCAATGCCTAGCAAGCGTTAAGGCTGATGCTGTTAAAGACTTCATGCAAAACATTCAGTATTGCGAGGAGGACGAGCTAATCAACCAGGAGGGTATTGACGAAAGCTTTGATTTTTGGAATGAATCACGAAACAAACTACAGGAGCAAAAATAAAATGAAATACCCAACAGCTAATGAAGTTGTATTTGAGAACTCATATTTTAAAATCCTTTGTTTTAAACCTAATGTTGAAGGCGAAACAAGCACTGTATTGCTAGGGGCCATCGCTGGCCACACTAGTCAGTTTTCAGTTGACTACAAAAAAGATCAAAGCCTGGCGCAATGTGCCGTTGAAAATACTCTCGGTGGTGTTTATTCCATCTGCATTAAGCCGCCAACCCTAATGAGTCGATGGGTTGTTACTTATGATTCATGGATGAAGTGGGTGGCTGACACTATCGAGTTTATCGACAATGGCCCAGTGCATTTAGCTGGCATCTGTCAAGGTGGAGCTCTAGCGGCTAAGGTTGCTACCAAATACCCCGATTTAGTATGTGAGCTTACAGTTGCGGCCGCGCCGATTGACACATCGTTTAAGTCGGTAATAACACCAGCCCAAAAGATACCATTTATTGCATACCAAATGGCAGTGGCAAAATTTGGAGGCGTTATGAGCGGCGATGCAATGCTAGAAGCTTGGATGAAGCCACACAAAAAACATCATGAGGAGGCAATGAAAGATCCTGATAATGATTATTTCTATCGTGTTTACTTTGAAACACAGGATATCGATCCCATTCCTTATTTGTGGATGATATGGAATGTATTTATTTGCAACTTGCTATTAGCATCGCTCAATGTCAAATGTAAAATAAATACGGTTGTTGGGCATGAAGATGACATCACTCCGCCAGCGCAAATCAATGCAATACAGTCTGCATGCGAGCAGGTTGTCACTCAATACGGAGTTAATGGTGGTCATAAATACGTATTCGGCAGCGTTGAGGCAATGAAAGCTGGCGGCGTGTGGGCTGAAATATTTGAGTCTAGATAATAAAAAAGCCCACCAATTGGCTAGGTGGGCAAAGAGCTAACATTGACAAGTGGAGTTTAATATTAACATGAAAGTTAATTTTGTAAAGCAGCCTGGTGGGGTTATGGTTCCCGCCTCGGACCTTGAGGCGGAAAAGCTGGTTAGATTTAAAACGGGCGAAATGTACGAGGTTGAAATTAAGCTAACCAGAAATGCCGCGTTTCACCGCAAAGTGTTCGCGTTTTTTAATTTTTGCTTTGAATTCTGGAAAGGCGACAACGAGTTTCAATGTGAGCAAAAACAATCTGAAGTTTTTCGAGATCACCTAACTGTGCTTGCTGGATTCTATGATTCATACTCTGGTATAGATGGCAGGGTTAGGGTTGAAGCCAAATCAATTAGCTATGGTAAAATGTCTCAAGATGAATTCGAGAAGCTATACAGCGCTTTAATTAATGCGGCGATCATGCATATATTTAAGGACGCAGACCAGACAACAATCGACAAGTTGTATAACTTTTTTTAGGAAAAATAATGGCAAAAAAACGAATGTGCAAGTATTGTGAAAAATGGACTGATGATTTCATTAAAACAAATGTTGCTGTATTTTGCGATGTTGATTGTGCTTACAAGTTCGCTAGGGCCAAGCAGGAGAAAGAACAAGCTAGGTTAATCACCAAGCTTAAGCAAGTGGGAGTTAAAGCTGACAAAGTGGCTAAAAAGGCGCATAGGGAAGCCAAGGAGCGAATTAAGCCCAAATCAAAATGGTTAGCTGAATTGCAGGCTGTTTTTAATAAATATGTTCGGTTACGTGATTTAAAATTTGGCTGCGTTAGTTGTAATAAGCCTAGTGATTGGCATGGTCAATTTCATGCCGGACATTATTTTTCGCGTGGGCATAGCTCGTCATTGCGGTTTAATTTGTGGAATTGCCATAAGCAATGCTCTGTTTGCAATAATCATCTATCGGGCAATATAGGTGAATACACGCCAGGATTAATAAGACGCATAGGCAAGGAGAGGTTTGATTATCTGGTTGCGCACAAAAGCGAGATAGCTAGTTATGATGTTGACTGGATTAAGCGAGCAATTAAGATAACCAGAAAAGCAATTAAACGATTGGAACTAAGGGGGTTATAATGCCGAATATCTAAGGTGCAATATTTATTATAGGGTTTATTCTGATTTGTGGGTGGTTATATAGCAAGCATAAATAGCCCCAGTTAAGGGGCTTACATTTACTTATAGTTACTCTCTAAACAATGGAGTTATCTCTAATTATTGTTATGTTAGCGAAAAGATCCGTACCGTCAGGGTTTACAGTTGTATTGTTAGATATTCCCGTGACCCTACACGTTAAATCATTAGCGGCAGTCTCTTGAAATGCTCTTATAATTTCAGTTTGTGTGGCAGATGCAACAAGATTATCTATTACAGATACTTTATATCCTTTTGGTGCTGTTATCTTGCAAACAGCTTCAGATGAAACCGTAACATACTCAGCTGTAACAGTGAGTCCCAGTGAGGATTTTAACGCTGTAATTGTTGGCGTTGTTGTAGTAAGGCGTAACAGGAACTTATGCGACTCGTCCCCTCTTGCCATCGAATTTATTGTCAAGCCTAATTGCGCCTCACGTACAGGTGTGAGCTTTTCAACATCAATGGCCGCGTTAGGAAATATCAGGTCTTTGAATATATTAAACCAAAGAGTATCTCCTTTAGTGTTAGCGTGAATGTTATCAAATCGCCAGTATGACGGGTCAATATTTCTAGTAGCAGCAAATAAATCAACGTGAGAGCAGTCATTAGCTAAAGCCATCTCTCGACCCGCAGATGTGTATGCTAATATTCTCGCGTCAGTGAACGAACTGGTTGCTGGCATAGAAATTAAGACTATTACACTGTCGGGTTTTGCCGTCCTAGCTAGATCAATAAATGACTGAACGCTGGCGTTGTAACCACTAGCGTCAGGATTTCCAAGGGCGGCATCGTTAGCGCCTACGATATAAAAAATGATGTCAGGTGAGAATGGCGCTACAAGCGTGCTATATTCGGCAAGTATTTGAGTTGAAGTGTATCCGCCTTTTGATGTGAGCTTTGGGACGCTTCGTGTACTGGGAACTATACCGTAAATAATTATGTTGACGTCACCAGCTCCAGGGTTTACCACATTATCAATTATTGCTGAATCTCCCGTAAACGGGAGTAGCAAAAACTCATATCCCTTATAGTCGCCCGTAGCTGATAAAGTCGCTTGCGGGACTCCGTTCAAATCAAATGTTACATTCTCACCTGTTGGCTGGCTCGATATTAAAAGCGCTGGTGAGCCTGTGTATTCGTTTTCAATAGTTAGCGTTTCACCCGCCGAAAAATTAAAACCAAGCGCCCTTTGATTTATGGCTATATTTTGAACTCCAAATGTAGCAGCTAAAAAAGTGTCGGCGTCAGAATAATATTTGCTGGTTTTGATAGGCTGGAAAAAACCACTTGTAACCCATAAGTCCCTAAAGAGGTGCGCCCAGCTGGACATGCCGAACGGGTTTTCCGTTGCGTAATCACCCCCATCAACACCGAATGGTGCGGGATATCCAAACCCATTAAACCCCAAAGAGTCACCTGTAATTACTACCTGCTTAGTATTATCAATTTGAGATATTTCCGCGTCAATTAACTTTGTGTCACTATTAATTAACGTTAAACCGCTGGTATACTCAACAGTCGTTTGAACTCTTCCATCATCGCGCCTCTTCATTGCTAGCGCTGGAGACTGGCCTCCTGTTAATGCAAATGTGTCATCCAGGTTTGTTGTTACTGTTGATAATAAAACTACCTCCCAGTCTGCCCCGCCACCTTCGCCTGTCGCTTTCTCTTTTATTTTAAGTACGTCGTCAAGGGTGATTCGAGAGTCAGCGATAGCCGCCGCCTGCGTGTCAGGGTTTAATCTATCAATCCTATTATCTAAGTTGCTTTCGTCTGATGGTGCTGGTACATCATCAAATGGCCCCATATAAAATGGAGTATTAGCCGCCGCATCAGCAGCGTTGGCAAAGATGCCCCATTTATGCTTAAGGTCGATAAATGGAAGTATCTCATTGCCTGAAACCTCAAGTTTACCTTGTGCGTTATAGGTAATCGACGCCTGCGGGCTTGCTCCGTCCTTGTCTATAGCAATTGACGTGCCTGTTGTGCCGCCAGGAAGAAATGCCTTTAAAACAGCTCCGGAAAAAGGATTACCGTTACTGTCAAATACTGGATTTGGCACGTCCGTCATTACTGAAAAGTTAGCCATTTATTGTTGCTCCTCTGTGCCTTCAATGTCGTTTAATAGTTGCGTCATGGCTCTCGCCGATGCGGGGCTGTTAGGGTTTAGCGCCCTAAGTGCTTTCATCTCTGCTTTCCATGTTGGATCAAACAGCGCCTTAGATAAAGCTCTCACTCGGTTGTTAAATGCTGCCTCAGCACCCGCCCCTGTTAGTGTGCTTGTGGCTGCTCCGGTTAGGGAGCTTATCGGTTTATCTAAAAAGTTTCTGATTCCCTGTACGAATCCGCCACGAAGCTCTTTCTTGATCTCTTCGCGTCCTGCTGTCTGTGACCCCCCAGGTCTACCAAGGCTAGCCCGTCTTAGCGCTGTCTGTAGAAACTTGAGGTTTTTCTTTCCCTCATCATCAAGTGCATTCATTAGGACTTTAGTTCCCTTATCATTCGGGAATATCGCCCTGAACAATTGACCGGGGATGTTCTCAATAGAGCCTTCCTCAAGCGTTGACTTGATCGACCCCAGTCGCCGCTCTAGCTCTACTCTGGTAATCTCGCTCCATGCGTCAGGATCAACATCTGTAATCGCTTTCTTGGCTCTCTTGATTACCGCTGTATTAGTCTGTTGCGGGTCGAATATCTTAGAGCTAACCTGTTTTAATTGGGTATCGTCCAACGCTGCAATCTTGCCAATGATCGATTCTTGAATTTTGTTTACATCTGGGCTTAGCCGTATAAACTCATCACGCGCCGCCCTATATGATGGGCTTTGGTCAGTTAGTGCAGATGTTAAATCATTCTTAACATCCGTCATAAACCGCTTTGTTGTGTTGCCTACCGAATCGGCCCCGAAAGAATTGATAGTTTGATCAATCTCGGTTTTCGCTAGGTGTAGCTTTTGAAGATTCCCGTTGGCGTTCTTTATTTTGTCCAAGGAAGAAACAAGGTTTTTTGCTATCTGCCCTTTTGGATCAAACTGCTGTGACATTTTTAGAATCTTGGTTTCTAAGGCGCTAGTGTCAATTAAATCCAACTGACCTTTTCTTTGTCGTCTAAACGCTTGCTTGTAAATTGGTGATGATGCTTCTTTTCTGGCTCTCTTTACGGCGGCCACTGAGTTCTGCGCTGCTGTGCGAACCCGCTCCGCACCTGTAATCACAGCATCATCAGGCGCGATAGTGTTAATAAATTTCTCTACCGCATCGCCCGCAGCTTTGTTCTGCGCCCGTAATCCCTGAACAGCGGATTGAGTGCCGGCAGGGAGTTGAGCAACAAAGGATTGCTTCTCAAGTTGTGCAGGTATAACCGTTTGTTGCGCTTGGAATAGCGGAACACCTGTGGCTTCTGTTGCTTCTCTCGCTGCTTTTACGTTGCCCTCGACCAGCGCCAACTCTTCACCAGCCGCACCAGTTCTAGCTGTTTGCCTCGCGCCCCTAAACGCCTGAATAGCAGGAACTGCCGCCTCGGCTAAACCTCCTGTACCCGCTGCAATAGCCGTAGAGACGGGATCGCGCTCTTGCCTACCAAGTCCAACACCTACCTCCTGTAAGCCCTGCTCTGTTGCCCCTGATGCCACCGCGCCAAGCCCTACCTTTTGCAACACCGTCTTACCTAGATTCGCAAGTCTAGCCGCTGGGATGAAAGATAGGATCTGTGCAACGCCTGTGGTTAGGTCTTGAGGCGATAGGCCGGGGCTGTTTAGAACCGAGCGCCGTGTTCCACCCTCTTTTGTCGGTACTTCTACAATTACCGAACCGTCTGGAGTGGTTTCAAAGTTAGCGCCAGGAATGTTCTGTAGAATGATATCTTGCTGTGCCTTCTCATCAAACGTCGATAATAGTCCCGCCGCGATCTTGAACGTGTCGCCCTCTTCCGTCCCCCCGAACTCTGGCAGAGTACCTAACTCTGGCGTGGCAGCGATGCGCTCGGAGCCTGTGAAGAAGTCGCCAACACCTCCAGATGGCTGCTGTTGCTGTTGCTGTTGCTGTTGCTGTTGCTGGATATCAGGACCAGCCGCCCCGCCTACCGATGCAGGGATTACTAAACTAGATGCGCGTGTCTCTATTGGCTCTACTGCTTGTGTAGACTCTACAACTGCACCGCCACCAACTGATTTAGGGATTACCAAAGCCATTATAGAACCCCTTTATTTGCTGACCGCCACGCTTCCATAATTTCCGCTCTGCTGGCGTCTGGATTAGCGTTACGCACATCAGATTCAAACTTAAAGAAAAATACCGGCAAGCCTTCAGGCGTTCTCAGATTAGATGAAATCATAGGAGTCCCGCGCTTGAATTCAGACCATGCCGAATCCGCTGTCTTTCCTGATGCGTCTTTGAAGTTGCCTCCCGAAGCCTCGATAAAGTTGTCGTAGAATCCTTTGCGCTCAATGCGTCTGTTATTCAGCGCCCTAGCTGAGTCGATAATAAACTGATTACCGGCTCTGGTATTTCCGAGATTTGCCACTGTCTTGCGAATAGTGACCTCGTCTTTATCTGTTTGCGGGCCTTTCTGTGATGCCTTTACAGACAATACGATCCGTTGTGCCTCAGCATTGAACGCTTCACCCTTTGAAATGTTAGCCAGCCCAGATGAATCAATTCCAAACGCTGCCGCAAAGGCGGCAATGCCCTGCTTGGCTGGTTCTAGTGCCCCTGTGTCTACGTCGATACTCTCAAGCACATCAAGCGACTGGTTAGCATCAATAGCGGCATCCGCTTCTGTTCCGACCCGTCCGAATGTTGCGGCCTGACCCTCAGATACTTTTTCTTGAAACTTCTTGCTTCCACCTATAGAAATCGACGTTGATGGTTTGGTGGTGGCTTTTAATACTGCCGCCTTAAACTCTGGCGTCCCAGGTGTTAAACCTGCTGCTATTAGGTTTTGTTGTAGTGATGTGCCTTTTGCTGGTGCTGGTGCAACTGACGCAATTTCTTGACCGCCTGCCCCGAATCTTTGCTGACCTTGGCTTAAAGTGAATCCTTCCTCTTCCAGCCCTCCAGTTATCGCAATTGAATTTGATATAGCCTCCTTTAGATTGTCATCAGTAAATTGGCCGGGTTGAAATTTAGACGTATCAACGCCAAACTCCTGAAGCTGCGGGATTAATGAAGAAAAGGCGGCGTCCCTTCTTTCTGGTGGCAACTTAAGTAAAGCTGTTGCCGACTGGCCTACTAACTTGGCTTTTTGCAGCTCTTGTGATTGATTAAATGTAGTTTGCTGTTGCTGCGAAGTGGCTTTGGCTTGGACCAAATTAAACTCTGCCAATTCGTTTCTAGCAGGCTGAGCGGCAATGCTCTGCTCTTGCGACCGAATTATATTGGCATTAGACCTAGCGCCTTGAAAAGTGCTTACTGGATCGAATGTTCTAAACTCTGCCATGATTTATCCTATATTAATTATTCAGCTAAAACGAAGCTACCGTGCTGGTTGATGGAGTCCCAGCAAAGCTTAAGTCTGTCACTGGTGCGGGAGTTTGACCTGGGCCAAACAAGCCAGGGAACGCACCGGCAGCGCCTGATAAGTTTTGAAGTGTTCCTGTTATTGCATTACTTCTATTTATTTCGCCTTGCGCTTGCGCCTGACCTGTATTGCCCAGTAAGTTGGTTATATTTGACGCCGTTTGAAGTCCAGCAGTGCCTTGCCCTGCCGCTACGTTTGCGCCTAAACTGGCAGTATTAAATAATTGATTAAATCGCTGATTTTGTAACTGAGGCGCGATTGTTGATGTTAAGTCAGTATTAAACTGGGTTAAATCTCTCAGCGTACCACCAGCGCCCAATCGACCTTGGGCCGCTGCGCTTTCTTGGATTTGTTCAAATCCTTGCTGTCGTAAAAAATCAACCACTGGATTAATTTCTTCTAGTTGTTGACTTGGATCTTGTAAAAAGCTTTGTAGCTGCTCACTAGCTTCAAGCCCGACCTGTCTAAATGGTTCCGTTCTTTTTTCGAATGACTCTCTCGCCAAAGTCTGAGCATCTATACCTTGAGCGTTTGCCCTTTCTTGTGCATCAGTGGCTTTGTCGGCCGCTCTGCTTGATACCGCGCCGCCTACCACTGCCGTTGCCACAATCGCCGTTGCTATTCCTGACATAAATCACCATTCCCCAATCTATGGTTTAATACGTTTCTATAATTAACCGTTATTTCTTCATCTTTGGATATGTCTTTAACTGCAATAAAGTTGATGCAGTTGGTTTCGTCAAGTTCTATTTTTGCATTTGGAAACACAGCATGGTTCGCATATCTTCCCGCCGGAGTCCTAAAGCCGCCTATTCGGGCCTTGCATATAATCGCGCCTTCTTTTATTTCAGCGCCACTAAATAACCCTTTACCTTCAATGATTGAGTCATCGATATAAACATCATTAAACTCTGTGTTGTAAGTCAGCATATCATCAGTGTTTTCAACCTGCTTTCTTATTTCCTCCTGAGTCATTCCTGTACTGGCAACAAAGTCCAAATAATCAATTTTGTTGATTTGAGTGTGGAAAAACTCAAGCTCTTGGAAGTCATTAACTGTTATTTGTTTCTGTATTTCATCGCCGTCAACACCAATATAAGGATGAAAAGTCACCCATCTAGTGTCCTCGTGTGCGTAACCTGCTCTTTTTTTGCCCGACAATCCTTTGAATATATTAAAACCAGTTAGTCTTTTAACTTCAGCGCTATCTGTCGATACTGTAATGTCACCGCTAATCATTATGTCGAAGTGATCAAACTTATATATTTGACCGGTTAATATAGTGCCCTTCGGTATGGTTATTTCTCTGCCATACATTCCACCGTGAATATGATGGGTTACTGGTATGTCAACTTGTGGCAAATCCTTCGCCTTATCTTCCCACGCTAGGATTTTTTCTCTATTGGTTTTTTTGTCTTTCTCACAAATTGAACCAACAATTTGCACTGCTGTTAATTCTGAAGGTTCCAATTCGATCATGGTTTAACTCTCTAGTTTAGGCGATGGTTAATGTTATTTAATTCTAACAAAAATTGATAAAAATATCCAAGGTAGCGATCATTGTACAAATTCCTTGCCGCTAATGTTCCAGCTTATTGAGTCGGCTAAATCTGATTCGACGCGGATCGTCTCGCCTGGACTTAATGCTTGGTTAACTATTTCGCCGCCGAATGATGATTTATTTCTGATTAATCTTTCGTCGGATATTAGCTTTTTAGTTAAAATACCATCAGCACCGAAAATATAAACAGAATGTATTCTATTTTGTGTTGTGGCATTGGTGGCAGTGAAAGCGGTAACAACTGAGCCCGCACCCTCAAGGGGGGACTTGTATACTTCCTCTATGGTGCCAGCCGTGGCAGAAGAAAAATCTCTAACTAGTTTTTTAGGATTTGCCATTAGTTAACCCTCGATATTGAACTTGCAACCAATATATTTACGGTTGAGTCCTCATTGGTAACAAACCATTCTATAAAGTCGCCAGTTGAAAGCACCTCTTGCCATGGGGCCGTTATCGATGCTGGGTTGCCTGCTGATGAATTCGCAGTTCTCTTTGAGTTTGGCACAATAGTTCCATTTAAAGCCAATTCGATAGAGATATTCACTGCACCACCCGAGACAGGCTCAACGGTAAATGATCCAGTGTCGGGTAATGTTGCGTCTTTTCCGCCGTTATAAGTAAGTCTTCCCGCTGCGGTGCCAGTGAATTGACTTACCCTTTCAATGACCCATGTTCCAGCAATTAAAACGGGAGTTCCCGCAACTGCGATTACTGTCGCCGTAGCGTTGTTTTGCATCGATAGCAAACCATCCGGGCGAGTGTCTGCGATATCATCATTATGAAAGAAGTTCCATAATGCATCATCAACGGTTACACCCGATAGAATAGATCCCGCGCCAGATGTTAGCATCCTAGTTATTATCGCTGTCCCGCCTGTGTTTATATTTGCGGATGATGCTGCACCACTTATTAATGTTGTACCGGCCCCAAGGTTAGCTAAAACCAAGTCAAGCGCTATCGCATCAAAAGTAGCAGTTCCAAAATCAAATAATGCTCCACCTGTAATGTTGGCCGCTGAGATTTCCCATAGCCAAGTATTCCATCCGCCTGTTATTGTTGAGCCATTAGACGAAATTGTAGACGGGCTTACATTTGTGAATCGAGTGGTCGATCCATTCGTGCCTGTGCTATTGAATAGGCCGAATACAGAGCATGATACTGAGCAGTCGTGCATCCTAAAGATAGTGTCAGTGTTGTCAGAAAAGTTAATAACGCGCCCACTTGCGCACGATATTGTTATGCTGCTTATTCTTGCTCGTTTGTTCGTAATTGTGAACATGTCAGCAGTGCCGGTGTACGTTAGCGTAACGGCAACTGAATCTATGCCATCGAACGCGCAATTATTGCCCATTACAATCTCGTTAGTGCCAAGACTGAAGCTATTTCCTTGCAGGTACTGTGTGTCATCCGCTAGCGTAATAATCCCCGCTGCGGGAGTTGGTAGGTCTGACAATGCATTAACTACAACCTGCTTTGCTGGTTGTACTACCAATATTCCGTTAGTCTTCAGTCCGCCAGTAAAGTTGACCTCGCCTAAAACAGTTTGAACTGCCACTGCTAATTTAGTTAATGCGTTTTCAGCTAGCGGGAATGTTTCATCAAAGTTATCGTTAACTTTATCAAGCGCCGATCTGAATGTGTCGCCTGTGCCGTCATCTGCGGTCGAGCCTATGTTTATTGTTTGCTGTACCATTTAAGCCTCTGTTTCATCTGCCCAGAATATTGTGGTATCAACCGTCCAAGATGTAGTATCAACGGTTAAAAGCTCGCCTGAGCCAACTTGATCTTGTAAGTCTTTAAGTTGGGCACCTAAAGCGGTAATAACTTGCTCTTGATTGTCATTAATTAAATCCTCTCCGCCGCCCGACCTAATAAACATGTCATGAAGATACCTGTTTAGGTATTCTATCACAGGCCGTATTTCATCGTCGGACATCCATTTAGCGGGCCATTGGATTACAAACGGATCCACCTTAGCCAATGTCGAGCTCCAAATCTGCATCAGCAGAAATTAACACCCATTTAATGTTATCGGTCATCGTAAGCCTAAACATTCTAGTATAGAAGTCGCCCATGCCGAACCAGTCGATTTTGTGTTGGAACTCACCTTGTGCGCCTATATTCTGGAATCGTTCTGAACTCCAAGTCCTGCCGTTATCATCGGAATATTGCATGATAATTTGTGATTCAGCAGTTACCAAGCTAGTGCCGGTCTCGATCTCTATCCCAAATCGATCCATAAACACTTTTGCGCCCACCCTTCCGAATGTTCGACCGTTGATAGCTATCGTGTCTCGTCGGTGCTGTATGGGCTCGCCGTTGTCCGTAAAGGTGTCAAAATCTAACTCGTAAATATTACCATTGCGACGGTCAGCTACTAAGTTCTTACCATAAACAAACTGATAATCGCTGATTAAGTGCTGCGACCCATCAGTTCCGAATGCAAGATTGGTCCATAGCCCGGCCTCTTCGTTAAATAACCATGTTTCGTTACCTGTCGGGAATGATAATAGGTAGAAATTCTGATTATCTAGAGTAAAACACATTCCGTAAGCGTCATCAGTTCTTGAATATTTAGATATCTTTTGGCCTATTGCCGGGTTGCCGATTGGGTTAATGGTTAATCCAGCTAATTGATAGACAATCAAGTCGCTACCAAGGAAATAAGCAAACCTATTGTTAGATCCGATTGAGTGAATAGCATCAATACCAACCTCTTGAGTAGAGTTCAAGATAAACGTATAGGGAGGATTGCCAACACCGCTATTGTACATAGGTTGAATACTTTCAGCACCAAAGCCATATACCTGCTGTTTATAAGCAAACACGGCTTTCATATCATCCGGTTTAGCCTCTGCAATGATTACATTAGCACTATTAACCACTAATGGATCGCTTAAATCTGCAAATGCAATATCACCATCGTTGCCGTCATAAACCATTCGGCGGTTAATGTAGGTAACTGTGCTGGCGCTTGGCAAGTCAATGTCAGTGCCTTGGGTTAATGTCGTGCCGTCATATTGGTATGGCTTGCCTATGCCAGTTGTTATCACTAAATTACCAACCTGATCTTCTTCTAGCTTGCATCGATCAACGCCATCAATGGTGCCAATAGATGTTTGAATGCCGTTTGATGCCACTTTAAATAGCGTATTACCTGAAACGGTATAAAGAACATCATCAAGCCGACCCATACCCCTATTAGCTCCGACACCTGTAGAGAATGGCTTCAGCCCTGGGAACGGATTAAATGAAACAGGCTCTCCGCCTTGAGGGTTTACTTCTATAATAAATCCCCGTGTCACTTGCGAGGAAACAGGAAGAGATCTATTTGTATATGTTGGCCCGATTAGTGGTATTGGGATGCCGGTAGCCATTATTATTCCGTTGAGTCAAATTCGTTTTTACGGGGAAGATATTTGCGCGTTAACGCTCTATCTAGCGGCATTTCGTTGATGGTAGTGTATTTGGCTTGAAGCTCTGTTACTGCGCTAATGGCCGCTGCTGACAAGCCAGGTTGTATTGGTCGGCGGTGCCGTATCATTAACCGCATGGTAAGACTAAGCTCTAAAGCTTCTTCGTCGGCGTCATCGATAAACAATTCATCAGCAGCAAGGAGTTTTGACAAACCAAGAAAGATCCCGTCATTTTGGAACCGGGCAATTAATCGATTTAACCTAGCCAACGCATCGGCATTAATACCACCCTCAAGCGCCTGCCCTTCGGCTAATATTCCAGCCTGTTTAGCTGAGCTGTTGATCAAGTCCTGTGCTGTCGTCATTTGATATCACCTTTTTAGCTCGGGGCTTTCGTGTTTTTTTAACTGCTGCTTTTGCGTCTTTAGGCGAATGGTGCCAACCTTTTTCAATGTCCCAGTCGTTACCCTTCATGCCAAACATTTTTGTAATAACCTTGCCATCAACAAATTGATAGCGGCATGTTTCTAATAACATATTAACCTCAAATTAAAGGCCCATCCTTGGGCCATAGGTTTAGCTAGTTGCGAAAGGCGTTGCCAATGTACCAGCGCCGTGACAAACACCCTCAATTACCCACTGAGTGCCTGAGATGCACGTTAACTGATAGCGCTCACCTAACAACCCGCCGGTAACCGTACCTGCCGCACTTAGAGCAACGATAGTTGATCCATCTGCTTCGAAGTAATCACCAGAGGTAGCCACGGTAACGTCACCCATAATTACACCACCGAGCATAAAGGTGGTTGCTGCGTCTGTAATGACTTTATGAGCGTTTGAGGTTACGGCAACAGTTACTAGGAATTCAAAACGCATTCCTGCAACTGGGGCCGGTAAGGTATAAACAACACCAGCAGCCGAATCAAGTAGACATAACGATCCAGATTCCTCGGCTTTAAGTGTACGGGTTGCGCCTACTGATTGGATGACTTCCTGATGTAGACCAGGAGCCACACAACCTTCGGTGCTTTGTTTACTTAAGCTTTCTAGAGCCATGATAGTTCTCCTTAGTTATTTGCGTAACGAACAGCTTGGCTGGCTCGTAGCGTTTTGAAACCGTATAAAACATCAATACGAGTTGGGAATGTATCGTTGGTGATATCATAAGCGCTTACGACACGCATTGAGATCCCGTCCATAACTTCCCGTGCAGCAAAATCAACACCTTTAGGCATTCTTAAGTCAGCAGTTACAAAAGCAAATGCGTCCTTACGATAACCTAACGAGATGTCGTGCGTTGCAGAAGCTCCGCCGACCTTAGTAATTGCTTGACCATCAGCAGCCGCGTTAGATACGTTTTGACGCGCACCAGTTGCCACTAATTCAGGATCAAACGACAATGAAGTTGCAGAAGCACCAGTCGAAGTGGTAACAACAAACTGCTGTAAATTACCTGTGTCGACTTTAGTTTCTGGATGAACACGATTAACGCCAGCAATTGTAAAGACATCGCCTTTAAGTAGCGTACCTGTACCCGTGTCAATAACTAAAGTGTTGCCAGTTTGACCCGCGCCGTCAGTTAGATAATCACCAGTACCATCATCAGAGCCGGTTACGTGGCGAGGCATCAATGTGTTCTCGAAAAACTCAAAGCCAGCAGTCTTACCAAGCATACCTTCAAGATACTGCTTAGAAATGTTTGCAGAGTCTTGGAATAAGCCTTTTAGCACGTCAACCATGTCAACGTTAGTTTGAGTGTCGAGGTTACACTTAAGGTTAGTAGAACCAGCCAAGTTATCTACAAGGATTTTACGCCCTTGCAAGATAGTTAAAAAAGTGGCAGATGAGCCAACATTGTTAACCTGGTTGTATACGTCTTCAAACATACTGAGCGCATCAGACTCGATGTTGGCAGCTAGCACAGACATCATTGGTTCAATTATTCGAGTGCTAAAGTCATCTAGAGACAATGTAAGATCTGTTGATGAAAATTCAACATCAACGCCTTTTTGAGTTGCCATAGTGATTGTGACACTTTGCTCATCAGTGTCTTGAACAGCAATGGTCTTACCTGTTCTAACCGTGTATTCATTTGGTAGACGTACTTGTAGGTTTTCACCAATCTTCGCGCCTTCCACAGCAAATCGACTATCATATTGACGGTCTATATTGCCGATAAAATTTAACTTCTGGTGCAGGACGCGGAGAATTTCCCGAGTCACCGCCGTGGGTGTTAAAATTGAGTTAGCCATGAGTATTTACCTTATTTAGCCGTGTACTTGTTGGTTTCGCCAGACTCGCCACTGAGCCGTTGTCATCTTATCAGGATCCGTCTGAACTGTTTCAGAGCCACCTAATGGATTAATCGGATCTGGTGCATCGGTAACCAATTTAGGTTTTAATGCTTCGACCTGGAATTCTAGTTTCGTCAACTCACGCGCTCTTTGAACTGGGGCTAATGCAAAAATTCGCTGCGCCTCGTCCAAATGTGAACCAAGATGATAAGCAACTTCCGGCCCTTTATCCAAATCAAAAATTTGTTCTGCTAAGTCCAAATCCATGAATTGAGTATTACCATATGCGACTTCGTCAAAATCTTCAAAGTTACCACGTATGGCTTCAAGCTTTGTTTCAAAGCCCTTTTTCTTGACTTCAAGTTGGTCTTGTCGTTGCGTTGCCGCTGCTGCTTGTTTGCTTTCGCCGTCTGCTGCCGTTAATCGTGCTTGTGCTGCATCACCTGAAACATCTGCATAATATCTTGCATTTGCTGTGTGATACTCCTGAAGTGATTCAAAATCATCTTCATTCGGTGCAACTCGCTCGACTGGCTTAACTTCTGGCGCGACTTGCTCTAATTTATCAAGTCTTGCTTTAAGCGCTGCGTTTTCTTGGCTCTGTTCGTGCTTTTCACGTATGAGTTGATTAATGCGCGGTTGCACAGGATTGGCAGTTTTCTTTGCCTGATCTTGTGTTTCGGTTGCGCTTGCTTCGGCTGCTACTTGCGTGTTAGCTTCTGCTCCCGGTGCAGGTGATGGGGCTGCTTTATCATCATGGCTTGGCGTATTGTCGATCCCGCCTGTTAGATCTTCACTCAAGGTAACGTCCTCACGAATTTAAACCCGCTGGTTCCCAGCGGTAGGGGGTGGGTTACCACCATTGCGTATTAACTGCGTTGCCTGTGCCAATGCTTCTAATAGTAAAGTTTGATCACCTGATGCCGCTGCTAATTCCGCTGTTTGGATTGCATTTTCTACATCATTCTGTTCTATCTCGCTGAAGTTCTTAACAGCCGTTGATTGTTTAACCGCTGTATCAGCTTGTTTGTTTTCTATTGTAACCTGTTTTTCGGCCATTTCCAATTCTATAGCCTTTTGCTGTAATTTCTGCTGCTGTGCTTGTTGTTGCTCGATAGCTGCTTGCTGCTCTGGTGTGATATCTTCATCATCTGCAATGCCTGGCGGTAATAGCTTTCTCAAACGCTCCGCTAGCTCGTCAGCACCAGGCCAATCAAGATTTTTAGCAACCAAGTCCCCGGCAACCTGCATAACTTGAGGGAATATTCGCCCAAGCTCGACCATTGATGATGCAGCCTCAATACGGCGGGTTTTGAATGACGGGCCAGCACTTGATCTAACATCATACTTACCGCGGGTTAAATCATTCTGAATTTTTAACCCATCAGGAGTTAGGATTGGCTTGTTAACCTCAACGAACCTTGTTGAAGCGTCCTCACCCCTTAACCTCATTACTCTTTGCGTGTCGATAACGTGAGGTATTAGATCAATAATTATCCTTCCGCAATGCTCTATCCCGCCTGCTGCGTTTTCCATGTATAAACTTTGGCCCAAGTCGGCTTCGTTCTGCAATGCGATAACGGCTCGGCCTGATCTATTTTCAGATGTTGGCTGTTGAGCGGCCTCAAATACGCCGGTTGCTTGCTGTATGTCCTGTGCGCTAATGGCTGCTTGTTGTAATAGGCCGCTTTGCATCATTGGCGGTGCTAGTCGCTGTGGTGGTGGAGCTTTGCCGTCTGGCTCGTAAGGTAAGTATGGTAAGTTATCTGTGTTGGCTCGCTCCCAAAAGTGCGTATAGTTCTTGATTTGGTCATTCGTAACCAAGAAGGGCGCTTTAGGCTGTAACGCGATTGTTTCCGCTGCTGCGCTGTTCCAATAGTTATACATACGTTGTGGGTCTTTAGCCGCCCGCACGATGCCACGAATAAGCGTTTCACCTTCAATGTCTTCTTCTTCGCCGTAAATAGGCACACCAGGGAAAAACCTGCTTGGCCATTCTTGGTGCTCTAATATGTCAAACGCTGTTAGCTTGTACCAATCGATCACATCAACTTCAACGTCACGATCCTTAACTGGGGTGATACCTTGTTGCTGGTATAATTGAATGTCTTCATCAGTTATGTCGTCAGTGTTTACAACTACGCCATTTGATAACTGTGTTATGTTCTTTTTCTTTTTGCTCTTGATGAAATACTCACCAATGCGCACTGAATCGGAATCATACCAGCGAGTTTGTGTCTCGCCGATGCCTTGGTTCGGAATGCCTAGCGGGTCACCATCAACATTTTTACCAAACATTGACTCGAATTTCTTCTTTGATAATGTCTCGCTAACAATCATGAATCTGCCATCTTGCTTTTGAGGCAAAATAGCATCGGGATCGAAGTAATAAGTAAACGGGTTTTTAACTGGCAAGATTACAATGTCTTGATCGAAGATATCATTTTGGGTTATTACGGTGCCAACACGCCAAACTCCATAACCCATTTTAACCTGAGTCTTTGCGGCGTTAATGTAAGCGCTGCGAGCGTTAGATGATTGCTCTATCTGTCGAATTATGTCTTCTAATACTTCTGCCGTTTCCTTGTCGGCACCATCATCAACCGGATCAACCTTAATCGATGGCATGTTTTGGCGCATATTACCCATGACTTTACGGATAGATTGCCCAATGTGATCAAGTGTCAGCATCGGCCTGTCTTTGCGCTCCTTTTGGATATCTTCGGGCCATTGGTCAAGAGCTGCAAAGCGTAAATCGTCAACCATGTCGATTCTGTTGCGAGACTCGGCGGTAAAGGCAAGATCGAAATCATCCATAAAATTCTTAATGATCTCGTCTTTTTGTTCCTGGCTAAATTTCTTCTTTGATAGTTCAGGCACCCATCCATCCTCCGCGTGATTTTGGTAATGTTAACGGCTTGCTAGTATCAGGCGGAGCGTGAGCAACGCACATCAACCCGAAAGCATCTGCGCCATGTGACGCCCAATCGTGTTCGGGACCAAGCCCTATATTTCTTACTTCATCTTTCTTTTCGTGATACCAGCCAAGAGCGTCAATCCCGCCTGCACAAGTTGACTCATTGAACCACATAGATGGAAATAGTCTTCTAGCTTCCTCGATACGAGCCTTGGCAGCGCCCTTGCCTTGATTTGGCACTACAGTAACCTTATAACCGGCTTTAATGAATGCGCTCTCATATGATACATCAAAAACTCGGTCATTTGTTGAGCCGTCATGAGGTAACCAAATTTGTGTATTGTTTTGAAGGTAATTGTTTTCTCTCAACCATGACAAATGAGACTCCAACGCCTGACCTTGCACCTCGTAATAATTTAATACTCTAATTTCCATACCAATAAACTGAGCAACCCACATAGTGAACGCGTCAGCTTTAGCGCCAGTGCCGCCGATATCAACAAATACACGATATGTCATTAACGGATCGGGGCCAACTCTGCCTATTCTACCTTCTGACCTAGCCATAACTAAATGCTTAGCGAAGTATGCGCCCTCTGTAACTGTTGCATATCCGCCATCCCATACATGATCGTATTCATCAGGCTGATTGTTTAAGCAATCCTGTCGCTCTTGCTCTAGCACACTTGGAAACCAAGGGTTATCACACCAATTAGCGCGAACAACCTGTGCGCCCGTTGGTAGCCCACCTTGCCTTAGCAACATATCAACTGGGTCAGTCTTTCTTCGTGGATTCCATGAGAACCAAATCTCAGAACCTTCCGAGCGTATAGTTGGCCTTAGCAGTCTAAGCGACACGCCTGAAAGCGTTTGAGCCTCTTCAACCCAAGCTCGCTTAAAGCCCTCTAGTGACTTGATTGATTCAGCAGTGTGATCTTGCATACCCTGAAAAATAATACAACCATCGCCCGGGGTCTGAATGACGTCTTTAAATATCTTGAACCCGTCCTTCTCACCTAGCCGCATGCCTGAAAGCTTACCCTCAAGCAATCGCTTAGCTGAGTCTTTAAGTGACTTCTGAACCTCTCGGATACACACAGACAAAAGCCCCCGCTCTCGGAGGCTATCTTCAATCATCATCTCACCAAAGAAATGTGATTTACCAGAGCCACGACCACCCCATGCGCCTTTATATCTTGCTGGCTCAAGTAAAGGCTGAAAGACTCTAGCCGTTTCTATTTGAAGTATCGACAATTACACGCTCCACTCTTGTTACCGTATCGATCGGGCCACCATTCGCACCAGTAAGCTCTGTCTTAACCTTGTTAGCGTCAAAGCCGCCTGTAAAATCAGAGAGCGCTTTCCAAGCTGCCACACGGGCCGACTGGGTTGACCCTTCGCCATTGGTCTGCGCCTCAATTAAAAGCCCTCTAACGATGTCCTCAGTCGTAACAATCGCCCTTTCAGTGGCTTCCTGTCGGTTTACTTTGATTTCTAGGGCCACCCTAGGGTCTTTCTCAAGTTTATTGGCTTCTACGCTTACAGCCTTGTCTGACATCTTGCCACAATTATAGGCGCTTCTATATGATTCAGAAACTCCCATACCTTTGATTCTGTTGTTCTTGAAGGCTTCTTGCTTAGTTGTCAGCTTCTTTGCCATTACTTCTTGGCCTTGCGCTTGGTTTTCCTTTTTTTAGGAGGACTCACCTTCACAGTGACCGTTATGCTTCCGCGCTTTCTTCCTTTACCTTTTTCATTATGTGGCATCAGTTGCTTCCTCCGTAAATTGAGCTTCTTCAATCCCGTCGTCTTCAGGGAACCAAACGCCAGTTAATCCAGCTAGGATATCAGCAGAGATTTCCGGCGCATCTTCTACGAAATTCTTTAACGCCTTGGTCTCTCTAATTTCTACCCGGTTATTACCAGACACTAAAACGAACTTTTTTGTTTCTTCATCAAATTGAATTGCAGCTACACAGTTAAGCATTACTTATCCTTTATTTTTATTCTGAATGAACGCTCAAATGTTCTTGGCGTTGCGTTAGTAGTTACAATCTTGGTGGTTACAATGCCAATGTTACCATTATTACCGCCAGACACGAAGAAGGTAACTTTTTTACCGCTAAAGCTGCTTGAGTCGATTGTCACTTGCTCGCCGGTTACCGTGATTGACGCAATAGTGTCAGCCTGAAGGAGTTGCAGCCAATCCATTTCATAGTCAAACACATCTGAAGGGTCTTTGTCTGATGAAAACTTTAGCGCTATACCTGGTGGAGGTATTTTAATTTTGATGGTTGCCATTTATTTAGCCTTCTTGGTTTTCTTCTTCGTTCTAATTCGTGGTTTGGGCGTTGTTATGCGCCGCGCTGTTTTGTTCTTGTCCCGTTCTGATTTCGTGTGAGCTGGCACTGAATTTCTCCGTAAATCATTATTGTAACACACGGTTGATAGATACGAAAAACCAACGGTTAAGACTTAATGTAGCACTCAAAGCTCATGATGTGCGCCTTTATTGGGTCGTCAGCTACATACTTATGAATAACATACTCAGGCTCTTTCTTTGTTACTTTGTAATTGACCGTCCTAACCTTCCTGCTGACCATCCCACCGGAACTGCCACTTGTCCACTTGTTTTTATCTTCCTGCATCATGCCGTGAAGTTGCATATAGCTAATTTCGTGAGTTTTAATTTTTACATCTTCTTCTATCTCATACCCGCTAGCTTCAATAAAAGCTCTTAGCAATTTCATTTCGTTAGTCATGTTATTCCCTCTTCTTTAAGTTATTCCGCAAGAACGCATTAGCCTGGATGATGCATTCTAGTATTGCGCGAGGTATACCAGCCTTATCTGATTTTATCGCGGTAACGCCCCAAGCTTTAACGTTTTTGCGATGAATCACAGCGAATCCGTTATCATACGAAACCTCAATTTCATACTTTAGCATTAATGGCCCAAGTAGTGACCATTTGGTTAATGGGTTGTAGTGCTCTAAGTCTCCTTTCCCAGTACCTGTTAACACGCCGTTGGCGCAGCAATCCCATTCATCACATAGAGGAAACCCCTCAATCTCAGCAATCTTTTTACATAAAGTTAAGTCATCCATCACTTACCCCTTTAATGTGATTGTGAATTTATCGCTAGCTAATAACTTGTCAACGTTATATTCCCAAGTGGCATTCCACTCAATGGAGTCCATTAGTGCGGATTTAAGCTTTTCTTCGTCTGTCTGGATTGGTTTAATTCTTTCCGCTTTGAATCCTGCATAGCGAACAGGGAAAGGATAGTCATCGAACATTGCAAATACAGCAAACTCACCATCTTCATTGTTGTCAAATCCGATACATTCACCTTTATACCAGTCGTCCAAACTTCCAGATTTAACCATGCATTCAGCGCCAACCGCCGGCAACTCACCAGCATCAGCCATTGCCTGAGTAAACACAGGCTTAGGTATCTCGCCATTACAAGGCGCAACAGGACCACCAAGCAAAGCACCAAAAAGGGCATCAATCTCAGAGATGGCAAGCTTTGATCTGTCAGCTTTCGCTTGCCCTGCTTGGTATTGTTTTAGCATTGCGTCTTTGTTGGGTTTCCATGATTTGATGTGGCCGGTGTTACTGATGTTACCGTTTAATGACCAACCAAACGCACAGGCCTTTCTAGTTAACACACCTGCGCCAATCACGTAACAATCAACAACCACGTCATCACCCACTGGCTGAGCTCCGGTGTTTGGGCGGTCTGCGAATGATATGACGAAGAATTGTGCATACTCATAATCTTCATTAAGATTTGCAACCTGACCATCAGCTCCATCGATTACAAACGTTAAGTTGAATTTTTCATTATATAACACATCACCCACAACCAGCGGCGTAAACCTCTTAACGTATGAGATTGGTATTAATTTATCTGTGTTCATTTCAAAGTCCTCTTTTCGCTCGCCTATTGGACGTAACAACTCGATCACACCCTTTGAGGCTAGTAGCCATTCTTTTGTGAACATTGATCTTTTCCATTTGCTGTTTTCACAATCAAGGAATAAAGGCCGCACTTTCTCACCTACAAAAAAGAACTTATTGCAAATTAAGTGCGTCGCGTCTTTCGTGTTCTCTAATGTAAATGTCATGTTAGTTACCTTTTGTTTTATTTGTGTTGGATTATTTATCTTCTTTGATTACGCTTTGGTCAAATATCAATAGCCACATCAAGCAGAATTCGTTCATTTCTTTCATTGTTGTTAATGTTGGGTTATCTATTCCATCAATTGTTTTAGTCCCAACGACTACTTCATCGTCATTGAGCTTCATGGCGGCTATATCGCCATTGTAAACGCCACTAATGCTCTTATCTCTATCATCGAGTAAGTAGCCTGCTTTATCTTCTGTGTTGCCAAAATCGGCTTTGATTACGTTGCTCATTGTCATTCCTCTTTATTGCTTGAATGACTTACAGGTCATTCAAATTCATGCGGTCGAAGTCATGTTCTTTTAGCGCCTCTGATAGCCTATCAAGCCAATCTGTTAACTTATCAACCGATGCCTGAGGCGTGTCTTTAAATGGCATTTCATCAAGTGTTATATTAGATCTGTAACCGCCTTCAACTCTTTCTATTGTTAGAATTTGATC